GACCATTGAAACCAACTACTACTTTTTTCATTCCTTCAAAATCAGTATCACCTCCTAGTGCTGAATACCCCTCTATGAGAGCGTCACCTGCTAATAAACCTACGAAGAAAGCAGAAATTGCAAATCCCATTGTACCAACACCTTTAGCTGCTTTAGTACCACCAACGGCACTTACAGCCATTAGTCCGCCAAGAGCGACCATTGCTTCTGGTGTTAATTCTCCTACAATTCCAGAGAAACCTTTTGCGGCTTCTTTTATTTTTGTAAAGTCTAAATCAGCGTCTAAGTAATCTAACGCTGCATTACCAGCAACAAGACCACCAAAGAAAGCAGATATTGCAACACCCATCATTGCCAGACCTTTTGCTCCAGCTAAAGCTGCGCCTGCAAGAGCACCAATACCCAACATACCCAAACCTTTACCTTTGCTAGTTTCACCACCAGCAGCACCTGCAACACCTGGCGCCGCACTATTTTGATTAAGTAATCTTAATCTTTCTTGCTCGAGCGCCATTTGCTCATTTAATTTAAATGTTCTTTCTAGTGATTCATGAATATCTGTAAGTATAGTAGCAACATTGTCTAATGAACCTAGTTGTGCTGATTCAATTTTATTTTCACCCTTACCTTCTACTTTGAATAAAGAGGCAAGACCTTGTAATGCTTCATTTGTTTTACCTTGTTGCAAACTTAAAGACTGACCAAAAGACCTATTTTGAGACTTAATAACATCTTTAAAAGCAGACGATAATTGTACAGTCTGCTCTTTAATAACCTCACGGTTATCGTTCTTATTCTCTTGTAGTCTAATGATTACGTCTTTAAAATCTGCCATAGTTTATTTCTTTTTACTTGTCATTGCTTGAGCACCAAAGAAAGCTGCAACGATACCTGCAACAGCGATAAAATATACACCTGCCATGTCACCTAGTATTTTTGCGCCTTGTTCTAGTCCAGCAATATTTGCTAAGATTACTGCTATAGGGTACATTAACATACCAGATAGTGAGTACCATGCCATAGTTCTTTGAGCGTCTCTCATAGCGTCAGCGTCTTCTAATTCTTTACGCTTAAACTCCATGTGCATTTTATGCTCTTCAGCACTTACTTTACCATCACCATTTGTATCTGCTGGGTGTGATTGTACTATTATTTTTTCTGCCTCTGCCATTTTTATCTCCTGTTCTTAGATTGTGCTTCCTTCATTCTTTTGTTTTCTTCTTTAACATGTTCATTCAACATTGTTAAATAAATCTCTCTTTCATAAGGTAACATATCTTCAATTTCAGTCAAGGACCAATGATGTAATTGTATCATTTGAAAGTTTAGCTGATAATAGGCTTCTAAATCAATGTGCGAGAGGCCTACTAAAAAAAACTTTGCATACCTTGAAGTGTAACTTTACCTTTCTTTTTTGTTTTAGGATTCGTAACACTTACAATATGTCTTAGTCTAGGCATTGTTGTAAAGAAGTTTTGAATCTTTCCAAATTGTTCTTGTGTAAGATTTTCTATAAAATCTTCCAATTCTTGTGGGTTCATATCTGTTGCTTCATATGTTTCTACACCATCTATAACTTGGTGAATACATTTTGTAGTCATTGATATAATCTCATCTGCTTTTAGATCAGTCATATTTACACCACTAAATGTTTTGATAGTAGGATAACTCATAATTACTTTTACAGTCTTTGTAAGATCAATAGTGTTATTATGGTCTTCATCTACTTCAACCTCTATTTTAGATAAGTCAACAGTCGTTTTAACTTTTGTTTCGTTATCATCTGGACAAGTGATCATAAGATCAACTTTTTCGCCTACAGATTTAGAACGTATCTTTAAGAAAAGATATTCTATATCAAATGATGGTAAATTATTAACTTTCACTTTATTAAAAGTACAATTCTCTATCACTTGAACTAAAGCGTCAGCCATTTCAGTAGCCTTACCGCTTTGTTGTGCTTGTAATAAGACTTTTTCTTCTTTAACGAGAAAAGGTCTGTATTTAATTTTATCGTCCGAACTAGGGACATTCAACTCAAATGTTTGTGTATTTAACTTTGGCAATGCCATAATATTATCTCCTTATAATTTAAAATGTAAGAGGTGGGAACACCTTCCCGCCAAATACTTTTCCAATAGGTATAGAACGTTTTAATTGTTGTGCAATTCCACGTCCTACCCTTCTTAATTCAGGCGGCAAACTACTTAAAAATCCACCTCCTGGTTTTACTGTACCTGATGATAGTCCGCCAACTTTGCCGACACTATCAACATCAAGATTGAAATTTAACCAATCTCTATATGCAAATGTAACTTGAATAGCCACATATTGATTTTGATTACCACTATCATATTGTATCTCACTTATTTGTGCTGGAAATGCCTCACGCAATCTTACACCATAAGTAGCGGCGTCTCTATCATTCATATCATCAAACTGACCAAGTTGAAATATATCTATATCTCCAATATAATCTTTGTAAAAATTAAAATGACCTGTTTGATTATTGTATATTGTTGATTGCCACATTTCAAAAAATGATCGAAGTCTTAAAAACTTATCACCAATAAATGTAGCAGTAATATCTCCATATTGTACTTGTGTTGGATATTTATATGGGGCACCAGCAATACGATATGGACTTGTATTAAATGTTCTACTAGGCATAGTAATATTAGTACACATTAATGCAGCGTCAGCGCTTAATTTATCATATTCCATATAAGCACCAGCGTCAACAAATCCTTGTTCTACAGCAACTGGATCCTCTGCTAAATCACCAACTAAAACACCTGCTTTTGCATTTGATGATGTTGCTTGCAATAATTCTTGTAACAACTGACCTTTTGGTAAGCCAATGTTAACAAGAAAACGAGTATTACGTGCTAATCCTTCACCTTTACTAATTGCTCCTCTAAAACGATTAATTGTTGTTTCAGGATTTGACCTTTGTTTTAATCTAGGATCGCCAGGTATATTATCATACTCTGTACCTCTTGGCAACCCTATTCTTATATCAAAAGGTCCTAATCTTTTTCCGCCTCTAAATATTGCCATTAAATCATTCTCCTACTGTCACGCCATACTTGACTTGCGCTTTGTTTTTTAAATTGTGCTACTGGCATAAAAATAGATGGCGCATAATCATCCTCTTCCAGTTGTAAAAATCCACTTACGAATTGTTTTCTTAAATAATGTTTGAGTGTTGGTTTAATCTCTCTAATGTTTTTTAGTTTAGAGTAGTTACCCGTAAAGCCTCTTTTATCTAATGTCTCTAATAATTTCATTCTCAATGCTATTGGTAGATAGTGAAAGTTAATTCCAAGAAATCCACCTGGCGCTGCTTGTATAGGCATAACAAGTGGAAACATATCGTAGTATGGTAGTATTGCTTTGAGTTTAGGATTGTATTTAAAAAAATGTAGTTTATTAAACGTAGGTGTGTTTCTTAGTTTACCACCACGCATAAGACGAGCTGCAGATATCTTGTTTGACAATTCTGCTACCTTCTTCTTATACCAATTGATAGATAAGTCTCTATCACCTGCCGTATCTCTAATTGTATCAAATATACTTTTTGCCATGTTAACTATTTATCTCTAAATATTAGAATGAAAAGAATAAAACGTACATCAAATAGAATACTAGTACAAGGCAAATATCGCCCAAAAAATTCATCAAAGTATAAAGGTGACCCTACAAACATCATATATCGTAGTTCGTGGGAACTAACTGTATTTAAATATCTTGACGCAAATCCAAGCATATTGAAATGGGCAAGTGAAGAAATATTTGTACCATATAGACATCCACTTACAAACAGAATAAGCAGGTACTTTCCTGATTGTTGGTTGCGATATAAGAATACCAAAGGGGAGGTAGTAGAAACAGTATGGGAGATCAAACCAAAGAAACAAACAGTACCACCTACTATACCAAAACGCAAGACAAAATCATGGAAGTATAATGCAGAGCAATATGTTATCAACAACGCAAAATGGACAGCATGTAAGAAGTATTGTGATAAAAGGGGCTATAATTTTCAAATCATTACAGAGGATGTACTTAAACATTGGAGCACGATATCCTCACGATAACATATAAATAGTATTATGTCAAGCTTACAAAGATTAAAGAGCAGATTGCAAGGAAGTATATTTGGTGCTTCTAATAAAGCAGCTGCAATAACAAAACCTAGTCTATCAAGAGGTTCACAATCCCCTGCTGATACATCACATCTTAGCTTAGAGGAAAGCAGATTTGATTATGGTGTACACCAGTATCCAGAAGACTTAGGTAACAATGATCACGGACATTATATACTGTTTCACATCTACGAAAGAAACACATCAAAATATATAAATCCAACAAAGTCTGCATATGCAGAAGGTACTGCTAATTTATCTGATGTTTCATTTGGGACAAATTTAAGTGGTAATAAAGGACAAAAATTTGACGGAATTTCAAGATCATCTAGTGTAGGTTCAAAAGGAATCAAAGAAGAATTTAAACCATTGAAAAGAGAAGATGGACAAGCAGGTCGTGAAGGTTATAGCACAAGTTATAATTTACGACAAGCAGGTAGATTTGTAAAATCAAAAGACACGATTGCGCTGTACATGCCACCAGGAATAGAAACAAGTTATAAAATGAATTATAAAAGTGACGAGACAGGACTAGGTGGTGTTCTTATGCAGACAGCTGGCGTAGTAGGAGAGGGTCAATCATTAAGTGATTACATTACAAGTCAAGCTAATGTCGCAAACTTAAATACTCTTGCGAGTAGTTTAGGTGAATTAATGGGTGCAAAGGGTGTACTAAAGATTTCATCATACTTAGGTTCTGGTGATCCTGCGGGACAATTAAACAAAATGTTAAACGAGGCACCAAACCCTGCGTTAGAAGCTATATTTTCTAATGTAGGATTCAGAGAATTTTCATACAACTTTAGAATGACACCTAAAAGTGAGAGAGAGGTGCGTGTTGTAGATGATATAGTACGCTTATTTAAGTTTCATGCCTCACCTGAGCGTATGTTTGGTGAGAAAGTAGGGCGTCACTTTAGAATGCCTGCAGAATTTGATATATTTTACATGTATCAAGGCGTACAAAACACTTGGTATCCTATGATACATTCATGTGTATGTACAAGTGTAGATGTAAAGTATGGTCCAAGTGGCGAACCACAACATTTTAGACCAGTAGATGGTAGTCCTGCGCCAACAGAAACAAATTTAACACTAAACTTTAAAGAAACAGAAGTAATTACAAAAGAATTAATTAAACAAGGATTTTAATAACCATGGCATATTTTGAAAGATTCCCATTATACGAGTATGACCTACAAGATAATCAGAATAGAACACTTATAACAGATATTTTGCGCCGTGTCAACCTAAAAAGTAACGTTGCTGCGAATACATTGATATTTGACGAGTATAATGTTAAAGATGGTGAACAACCTGATATCGTTGCAGACAAATATTATGGTGATCCAGAATTACATTGGGTCATAGTCACAATAAACAACATAACCTCCCGTTATGATTGGCCGCTAGATCAAGTCGCATTATCTAACTTTGTGAGTGATAAGTACAGCAATCCAGATGGTATTCATCACTATGAGATCAATGCGACTTCTGGCGATACTACAAGAAAATTACAGGTATCTAGTGATACAGATGACGCATTACCAGTAACCAACTATGAGCATGAAGAAACGCTAAATGACAGTAAGAGACGCATAAGACTATTAGACCGTGCGTATGTAGGAAAGTTTACAGAGCAGTTTCGTGAATTAATTAGGAGATAGATATGGCAATGAATGACTTTCTTGCAGGTGATTATCTGTTGCAAGATGTAGTAATATGTGGACAATTACTTCCTAAAGTATCAGTTCGTAATTTGATGATGGAGTTAAACATCTATGAGAGTATTGATACGCCATATATGTCAGGTAATTTGATTATACGAGACACTATGAACCATCGTGCCAATATGTCTATGACAGGACAAGAAGAAATAGAGTTCACCCTTTCAACAAATGACGAAGCCGAGAGAATAGATTTTACTACATTCCGTGGGCGTATCTACAAAATAAGTGACATTGTGCCTACAAGCGCATATGAGCAAGTCTATACACTACATTTTACGAGTATGGACGCAATGAGAAATACACAGACAAGAGTAAAGAGCGCACATAAAGGTTCCTCAGATCAAATCGCTGATAGAATACTCAAAAACATACTGAAAACAGAAAAGAATTACTTTGTTGAGCCATCATCATCATTTACACATTTACTAGGAAACAATCGTTATCCATTTGAGTACATGAGAATGCTTGCCAATCGTAGTGTATCACGAGAACATAAGTCAAGTGGATATTTGTTCTTTGAAAATCATAGAGGGTATAACTTTTGCAGTCGTGATAAACTGTATTATGAGAGTGCNAACACACCAAGAGAAAGTGTTGAGGAGTTCTTTACAGCCAATCAACGACCACGAGTAGATACACCAACTGAAATGAGAACGTTATTATCGTATAAGATTATGACAACACAAGACACACTACGAGACAATACAAATGGACTACTCAACAATACACATTACAGTTACAATCGCACAGACAAGTCCTTTAGTAAAAACGTTTCATCCTACGCAACATATATAAACAACAAAACGAGTAAGTCAGGAGAACCTCTTTATACAGAGACACCAGAGAAAAATTCCGATAGATTATTCGATTTTCCGGACGCTACAATTACAACCTCATCTAAAGACCCGTATCTACACACCGCTGACACCTCAGATGAAACAAACTACAGCAACACAGGAGAGAGTTATCCCGATAGACTTAGAGGTAAATCATCTTATGGTATACGAGTAAAAATAGAAATGCATGGTAATAGTAACGTTGCAGCTGGAGATATGATTACATTAAACATACCATCTCATGAACCAATTGCAAATGCACAAGATGAAATCTATGATGTCTTTCTAACAGGTCAATATCTTGTTGAGAACCTTGTTCATAAGGTAGACAACAATAGATATATACTGGTAGCTGAGTGTACACGAAACAATGTTGCCACACGATATGAAGATAACAAATCAAGTATCAAAGATAACCTCAAAGACATGGCTAAAACACCTAGTGCTGTGATAGATAGGCATTAATGAAAGACTGGATATTGAATAGAATTAAGATATTGCGTAGTGAAAATATCATTGATTTATATGGGGTTTTGTGGGATCGTTCTTTACAAGATTTACAAGAACCTAGTAAAGTTGTAAATTACGCAAATGGTGAAAAGAATATAGAACGTAGTCCTTTAAAACAGACGGCCCAACGGCTGAAAAAAGAGCAGATCAATGAATAATTATTACGGTGTCGTGGAGAGCAGGGCAGATCCCAAGCAGTTAGGCAGGGTGAAGGTCCGTGTATTGGGTATCCACACAGAGGACAAGGTACAGCTACCCACAGATGATTTACCATGGGCTACTGTACTATCGCATGATGGCAGTAACAGTGGATTAGGCACTAGCCCTAGCTTCTATGTTGAGGGCACATGGGTATTGGTATCTTTCTTTGACAAGGACAGACAGGAGCCACTAGTGTTAGGCGGCCTCCCTGGTATACCGGCGGCCTTAGGCAATCCGGACGTAGGGTTCAATGATCCTAATAGACGTAGTACAGATAGCAGTAGTGATGACTATACGGTATCTGTGTATCCGGCGGCAGTCAATACGAGTGATGTACATGAGAATGCTAGAGGCAGTCTAACGGCAGTCAGTCCGGCGGCCCGAGACAGTATAAGGAAAACGGCAGTACCTACAGCAGACTTCGACAGTACCACAGTATCCACAGTAGGCGGCAGTCTTACAGTATCAGCCAGCGATGGCAGTACCTACGATGAGCCACTAGTTATAGACGGCGGCACTACGGACACGGTAGGCACTTACAAGCCAACNTATACTAAGAACCATGTGTATAGTACGGAGAATGGCCAGTTGTTTGAGCTTGACGATACGGAAGGGTATCAGCGTATAGCTATAACTCATAGTGCTGGATCGTATCAAGAATATAGTAATGATGGAACGTATGTATCTCATATTGTTTCTAAGATGTTTGAGGTTGTTTCATCTGATAAGTCTTCTCTCGTAGAAGGTGATGTGGTTGAAACGATTGATAAAGGTCTNAAGATCAAAGTAAATAAACTCGAAGCGTCTGGTAATAATTATGATATCGAAGTAGGGGCGAATGCCTCTCTGAATATAATGGTTCGTACTGGTGATGTCAACTTAAACGTCATTGGTAATGTAAACGTTAAGTCTTCTGGTGATACGAATGTTGATTGTGCGAACTTTAGGGTTGCGGCGTCTGGTGCGGTGAAGATTACTTCTGGTACTGGTAATATTGATCTTAACTAGGTATACCCGGTAAAACTGGATAACCTTTTCTAATCTATAAATGCAATAGACACTATTTCGATATAGGTTCGAGGTCTTCTTGTAACTGTAATGAAAGTGTAGAAGCCCCCCCGTCAAAACTGAGCGGCTTTTGTTTAGTATCTTTTGCGTATATACTTACAGGAAATAATTCTAACTGTAAGGGA